GTCTTACCGTATGAGTTGGCAATGATGTGGGGCTTGCCATTTGCCTTGCGTTGGTCATTTAAATGACGGATAGCATGACGTGAAGTCACGTCTGTCTCATCCACAACGTTAGGACGGAACAACAAAACCTTGTTCTTCTTGTCTGCGTTCTCTGCGGCGTTACGCAACGAACCCGTGTGCGCCAAGATCCAGTCCTTGGACATCGCGGGATCATGCTTCGCTTGCTCGTGGCTAGCGCGTCGCACTGCGGCGTTCACATACTGCGACTCAGCATTAGGTGCAAAGCACGTGCCACGGCTTGTATCCACAACGCCGTTCTTGTCTGTACCACCACCACAACCCACGGTCTGACCTGCGCATGTGTTGATCACATGGTGCTTCTGGTTCTCACCGTGACCAGACGTGTACAGAGAGTGACCTGCGACGCCTTTAGACGCAAAGCCAACGTAGTTACGACCTGCGGAGTCCGTCTCGTGGTTGACCGTGTCAAGCTTCTCGCTCTTGTCCAACGTGTTGGCTGTCTTGCCAATGTGCTTTGCCTCACGCAGTCTGTTCAGCGCCTCTTCCTCAGCCTTTGTCTGCTCTTCTAGAGGCTTCTGGAAATGCTCCGCCAGTACTTTCTTATGCAAGCTATTCATCTGACCACTAGACAATGGGTCGCGGTTTTCAGATCCGTAAACTTTAGCGCGAGCTTCGTTAACATCACGCATGCCCTCGACCTTCTTACCGTCTTCACCCTTGTAGGTCTTGCCTTCCCACATGTGACGTGGGACGACGATACCTTTCACGCCGCCCGGTCCCTCGGCATCAATCTTGATCCTAGTAGACGTACCATCTTTGATACTCTTCTTGGCGGCTAGTTCAGCCTTCATGTCTGCTGTTGACTTAGCGCTACCGCCCTCAGCCAAACCTTGTGGCTTCATCGCCGCCATCGCTTGACCTTGAGGTGTCATGCTCAAGATGTTGCTTCCACCTCGTGGGGGCGGCGTACTACCCATAGGGTTCTGGTCACCAATAGGCATTTGATCCATGCCTTGTTGCATGCCTGCTGGCGCTTGTGGTGCATTAGGCATCAATTGATTGCCAGCTTGCATCTTGCTCATGTCGATACCACCAACAGGCAAGCTACCACTTGAAGTGTCTACGCCACCTACAGGCATCTGACCGTTGTCAGGACGTCCTACAGTCGGTACATAAGCCTTCACGCCCAAGCTAGGGGCTTCCTCAGCGCCGATGGATTGAAGATTGCTCAGACCCTTGAATCTGTTCATCATGTCGGCTTTAATTTTTTCGATAGGTAACACAGCGCCTCCTTCGGCTTTATGGACAACACCACCACGCATGTATTGTGGCATTCCTTCTTTAAGAATGCTCGTGCGCATCTGGTCGTTGATGGGGAAATGATGTAACGGAATAGTTTTTGTTTTGTAGTCGTATTTGGCGCGTTGCTCTGGAAGCATTCTCAAATAGTCGTCCATTGAAATGCCAGCGTCTTGAATTGCTTGCACACTTTCAATTGGGCCTCTTGCTTCTCCTTGAGCACTGATAGGCATCTGACCAACTTGAGCACCAAACGGCTTGCCAAACTTGTTCAAGAACTCTGGGATCTTCTTGTCATAGTGAACCTTCAGACCTTCGTCACCCCAACGCTTCGCTTGCTCATCGCCGGGCGTGATTACTACACCGTCGTATCCGTTCTTTGCCGCGTGGTGCAGGACGTGCTTCATGCCAAGCTCATGCCAGTTCTTTTTGAATGGGGCGTCAGGTACTTTGTCTTTGTTGGCAAGTATTTCTGACTCTGTCAGAGGCGTTTTTGCTGATAGCCTCATTAGCTCATCATGTTCACCTGCTGTCAATTCAGATAAATTTTTTAAAACCAACTCAGAGTATCGAGCGTTTTCCGCTGGAGTTAAAGTTGCGCCTTGATGTTGGTAACCCTTCTTACGTCCCTGTTGATGCCAGTCAGACTGCAACTCTTCAAGGTGCAACAGCTTCTCACCATTGGGGCCTTCTCGATCGCTAAGTCGGACGTGTGCCAGCGTATTTGGATGATGCATCCAATGAGTAGATTTAAATTCATCTGGATATTTTTTTGACTCTTCTTTGAGAGCTTCGTACCTTTTGCTGTCAGGGCTGTTTGCCCATTCAACGGGATCAGTTCTTCTTTTTTCAGAATCTAAATATCCCAAAGTTTGCAATTTGTCATTTCCAAATGATGGAAGCTTTAACAGTATCTCACGGTAATTTTCACCATCAGGAAGCTGATACTGTTGAAATTTCGCGGCGTTCTGTCTCACCCAATCTTTAACTTGAATCCTTTGTTCAGGGCTTATTTCGTCATACCCCGCGCCATAATAGTCTTGAGCGCGATCATCACGTGCTTCATTCTCATCACCTAAGTCATGCAAAATTTGTTCTTTGAGTGGTGGGTTTGAATGCTGGCGCAGGTGCTTTAGGAACTCCAGCTTAGTCATCTTCCCCTCAGGGATCGGGATCTTGCGGTCAGCGACCTCCTCAGGCTTGAATCCCTTCTGCTTGCTGATCTCCGCCATGAACTCAGCACCAGTTCCCTTGTTGCGTGGGATGTCAATCGCTAGCTTCTCCAGCGGTGAATACATGCCGTTGCGTCTTGACTTCAATAACGCTAGGCGCATCTCATCTTGTGTAGGTTCCACCTTGCCGCCTTCAGCTTTGTGGATCACGCCGCCCTTGGCATACGAATCACGCTCACCATATGTTGGCTTATGTGCTAACACGAGTGGGCCTATCTGCACGACGTGCTTGGCATGCGTCACAGGTTGTAATGTCTTGCGGTCATAGAAGTAGCCATGACGCCTTGGATCCATACCCACCTGAGCATAGTCAGGGTGGTTCAGGTTCTTTTGCATGTGCGCGACTGCTTCGTCTTCGCTCATGTGGTGAAGGTCACCCTTGATACGTGCGAATGGTGACTTGTTCTGCTCGCCAGTAGCGACCTTGATCGCCTTAGTCGCGCCTGCATCAAACGTGGCGTTCTTGACCGACGATACGGAGCCGTAGGACGTGTTGCGCTTGTCTTCGCCTTTACCCTCTTCATCATGAATGGAGTTCACCCAGACGCCGTGTTGCTCGTATGCGGGGATGTCCAAGCGCAGACCGACTTTGCGACCAGCAGGCCATTGCTCATGACCACGCCAATGGGGTTTCTTGTTCTCCATCAGCGCACGGTTTGCATCTTCATCTGACGCAGGCTTAGGTACGAACTCATACGGCTTGATAGGCTTGTGCTTGGCGATCACCTTGTCATACGCCGCGTGGGTCATCTTGCCTTCGCTGACCTTCTTTGCCGCCTCTTCCATCTGAGGGATTTTGCGCATCAGGTTTTCGTCTTTGACGGTGGCGCGAACTTCGACTTTGCCGCCTTTCGCCAGTGCTAGGCGCATTTCGTCTTGGGTCGGCTCAGGCTTTTTGTTTGGGATCATGGAATGTCCTTCATGAATGCCGCCTATTATGCCTTCGTCATCATGTCAAGTCCACACTTAATGTTTGTAAGCTTCAAGTAAGTGGGCAGGCACTGCCCCCTTATTCTGCGTAGGGGTTTACTTTGCCGCGAGCACGTTGGTTGTACTCGTCTGCGTCGTATATGTCGTCTTCATCATAGTCGTCACGTGGTGGGGCATCGATGCTGATCCAGCCTGCGTCACGCATGTACCTCAGACCTTGTGAGATGCAGTCAACGAACTCGTCATGCACCGTACCCTCAGGGAAGCTACAGATCTGGCTGACCATGCCTTCTGCCCAGTCCCTCACAAACCCCTTACGCTGACTGCTCTCAGGCACCCAGACACGCCCTGCGCGGATGATGTTAGCCACGATGCTCAGGCGCTGGGTCTTGTCAGCGCGTCCGGGGTTATATCCGATCACAGGCAGGTGCGCCCGTTGCAAGTCTTGGATCAGGGATATGCCAGCGGCTTTGTCTTCCACCAGCAGGAGGTCAACACGTTTCTTCTCTTTGCCCTCACCATACACCGTCTCGAACTCGTCAATGATTTTAGGGCGCAGATCTGGGTACTGGAGCTTCTCTTGCCAACAGTCGATCACCATCACGCACATGCCGCCGTCTAGGGGCTTGAATGCACCCAAGGTAATGCAACCCGTCGGATCGTTTGCCGCACCGTCTTTGTAGCCACAGTCGTAGCTCTGGATGATGAACTCGAACTTGGGGAACGGCTTGGCGTTAGGCCAGAGCTTGAACCACTCACGACGGACAATACCGCCCTCTTCAGGGTCAATGATCTCAGCGTGGATCTCTTGCCGTCCTAGGTTCGTGCCTTCGTATTGCAGGATCTGCTTCTGGAATGATGGCGCCAGATTCTTCATGTTGCTGTACGTGCTGGCGCGTGTGATCACCACGTCGTCACCCTCACGCTCGATCAACTCCATCACCACCTCTTTGGGCTTCGGTGTAGTCGAGCAGATCAGCTTTGTGCGTGTACCCAAACGGATACCGAACATGATCATGTCCCATGACTCGCGCAGGTATTCCCATGCCGCCAATTCGTCCAGCCAGCCGCCGTGGAACTGAGGGCCTCGAAAGCGCTCAGGTTCTGACGCTGGGATACCCTTGATGAAGCTCCCATTGATCAGGTGGATCTCATGCAGGCTTGAGTTGTACTTAGCGATCAGGGCAGGCGGGATCACGGACATCAGTCCTGAGTCACCCTCGAAGCACGTACCCTTCAAGTCACCGCTGGTAGGGGCGGACACCAGCCACCGTGTGTTGGGTTGCTCCCATGCCCATGCCGCTAGCGTCTCAGCCGATGCACGGGTCTTACCAGCACCACGACCAGCCAGCATCAACCAGATATTCCACCACTCGCCTGCTGGTTCGATCTGGTGGGCGTGGGCTTGCTTCCCCAGCCAGTTCAACTGCCAATTGACGACAGCCTGCTCGATGGGGTGTAGGTCTAGGAATTCCTTCTGAATGCTGGGATCTTCCAGCACTGCGTCTAATGCGCTCATTCGGCTTGTCGTGACAGCTTGATCGACTTGAGCAGTTCACCGAACACGTTCACGTTGTGCTCGATCACCAATGGCTTGTCATCATTGCCAACGTGCTCCTGACGCGCCAGCTTGGGAATGTGGTACTCGACCACCGACTGGAACATGTCAAACGCCTTAGCTGGGTTCGGAGGCACCACGTACTCTTCACCGATCACCTCGCCAGTGTCATCCATCACGGGCTTCTTCACACCCTCAGCAACTTGGTCAAGCCACCCAGTGAGTCTGTGAGCGTTTCCATCAACGAAGGCGGCTATGGCTTGCCTTGCCTCCGCCGTCGCCTTGTTGGGCGTTCCTACCGTCCTACCGCCTGTCTTTTTGCCTTCTGCCATGTCATGCTCCTCTAAGGTCGTCT